TCAGCAATCTACCGCGTTCCAACTTTTTGGTAGTTGACGAAGGAATGTCGGCTTTGGATGCGTCAAATCTTCCTATGCTACATACATTGTTTGACTATCTAAAGAGCAGCTTCGATTTCATTATTATAATAAGCCATCTTGATGCCATGAGAGACATGGTAGACAAACAACTGGAAATCAAGAAGGAAAACGGTTTTAGCAAGATTGATAATAGCATCTAAGTCATATTTATAGCCATAGGCGTATATATATCCTATGTCACAAATATTAGATTCGGAATATAACTCAAATTCATATTTTTTCCTGACAAACATCAGCGAAACGTTGAATGCTGGGCGGAATTCGTTCACAATAAACCCCACGAATTTAATTGTTCCAAATAAACCTATATTTGTAAAAGCATATGATCCGAATGGAAACGAGCTTCATTGCAGTGAAATAAAACCCACAAATGCCAGGTTTTTTGAACAAACCAATACAGGAAAGCTTTATTTTGTAAATATAGAAAAAGCAACGTTAAATGGAATAGGAAATATAAAAATACGAGCTATTGGGGTAGATTTGGCTGATTACACGGGCAGTGTTGCTTATTACAAAGATCAAGCATACAAAGTGAGCGTGGACCAAAAACTCCCACTCGTGTCTGCACCGTCTATGGGATTGCTGACAACTTCCGAGGTAATTTGGAATAGAAATTTCTTGATAGACACAACAAGAAAAACTGATTCGGAAGTCAGATTTTTTGATTCTCCATATACCCGAATTCGTTCGGAAATATATGCGGTGGCAAAATATCCAACATTATCATACTCACTGGCATTCGGAAATTTTTCTTCTGTAGCAGTATCTCCAAAGCACAATGATAATGGAGATTATGATTATCAGTTTGATGACGCCATATATCAACTTCATTGGAAATCGGGAACCAAGTTTAGTTCATCGATGGAAGGACAATCAATTCGTTTAAAAAATCCAACAATTACAAAATTTAAATATGACGAATATCAAGATCCATATCAAGGAACATTAAATACAGACTTTATAGCCACAATAAAAAAAGTAGTTAATGAAAATTCATTGTTGATTAATATACCATTCACCACCGTATTTGAACTTATTAATAGAACAAATGAAGATTCTCCGTATTCAAAAAATAATTTGGTAAAAATTAAAGGATTTGCAGTAAATGACAATCCTTATAAACAAACAGTTTTTCATAAAAATAATTTTTATGCACTGAGTATCACTGATGGTGAATTTGAAATATTTTATAACAACATTCCCATAGAGCTTCCAAGAGCTACGATATCTGGTTCAACTTATATGGCATCGTTGGTAAATATAGAGTTTAACAATACCAGAGTTTTGTGTGGTGCATTGGATTCATACAAGATATATGGTAGAAAACTTGATACGCCAGAATCCAAGCGACTTTTAACACAGGGTAGGATATATGCCGATAGTTCTATAATATCCAATAAATTTGATAATGCGGTCAGGGGAAATCCCGCTGGATTTTATAGTCAAGCGTTTATGAACAAGCACTGGTTTATTTCTGGTGGATGTACATTTTACCAGGACAATACTCTTTTGATAGATGGTGCTGTCATAGGACATGGTGATAATTCCAATCTTTTCGATTATGTCATATACAAAGATAATACAGACGCCGCGTCTTTAAATTCTACATATGTTTCTTATAATCTACTGCCAAGTTCATATTGGTATGGCAACGCAGATGCCTTCATAAATTATGCGCCTATTCCAACGGCGTCATATATGGGAATAACGGGAATATCACCACTTTCTGCATATACCAATTCTCAAGAAAATCTATTGAGTGGAACTGCGCATGACAGCAATTCTATCAAACTGCGTGCCAATTCACTTTATAGATTTAGTATGAAAGTGAAAGCATTTCCAACCAACGTGGATTCATCCAAACTTTATGTTTATTATATTAGTGGAAAAAACAAAACTTTGATTGGATGTGTGGATAATTCATATAGTTATGGCGCAAATGAGCTGTATGAGAATACGTTCTTTTCGGACACAGAAACTTTTGGAACAATAATACTGGTGCCTTCGTATGGAAATTGGTATATATCTTCAATTGATTTAAAACCACATATGAATATCGATTATTCGGTGGACAGTTTTGCAATCAAGGTTCCTATAAAACCGTCCACGGCAAACGAATTGTATGAAATAGAAGCTGAGTTGTATGATGTCAAAGGTGGTCTAGCATATGGAGAAAATTCATATACATTTACTTATAATAAAAAATTCATGCCGCTCAAGAATAATGTATTTATTGATCCGACTGGATTGGTGACGAGCGGCACTTCATTCACGCCAAGTATTATTGACGGTGGATATCCATGATATGGCACCAAACCGACCAACCCACTCTATCCAACACGGAATCCGCTAAATTATTATCCTTACTAATATAACGTATCCTTTATTTTTGAAGCTATATTTGTGTATTTATATATACTTATAAGCATGGACATTTCTATAAAAAACCTAAAAAAGTATATTTTTGAACCAAAAACAGAGTCACTGCGTCTAAAAAGAGCCAATGAAATACTAAGTCAGAACATGGTCATCACCGAAAAGGTGGATGGAACAAAACTAACATTGGTACGTACACAGCAAGTTGATAAAGCAGATTATACCAAGAATTGGATTGTGGCATATAAAGGAACTGTGTTGTATGCCAAAGAGTTTGCTCATTTGAATGATAAAGAAAAAGGTGATATATCTCAATCTTCTGTTGGTATTGGTCAATATTCCATGATATTTGATCATTTGTCCAAGATAAACAACAAGATTAACAGTATTCCAAAAAGCACTGAGTTTAGCGTTGAGTTTGCTCAAAACAAAGACACTTTGACTCGTACATATGTCAACAAGGGTGGCTTGTTTTTGAGAAGTTATGGTGAAGTGCAGTATCGTGTGGTTGGTGGAGATTTGCATACCATTCCGAAACAAGAAATAACAGACTACAAGTCTGTGAACAAGATGGCAGACTTGTTGGAAATATCAGCATTTCCTATCTTCTTTCAAGGAAAACTCAGCAAGGAAAATCTGCTGAAGAATCCTTTGTTTGGATCAAAACTAACAAATGTTGATTGGACTAATCCGACTGATGTTGTAACAAAATTTTCGGAAGCTATTCTGGCTGTTCCATCTACATTGGGTGGCACAACAGAAGGTGTGGTAATGAAGCTTGATAATGGAGAGTTCTTCAAGTTGGTGCAAGCCGATCAATATGATGCTGGAGTTCGTGGTGCAAAGAAGGACGCATATAAACTTGAACCAGAAGCCGCTTCAGCATACTTTCAACAAATCAGAGCATTGATACAAAATATTTTTGCTGCAATTGGTACTGAAGGAAAATCCGAAGAAGACGTTATTTCAGATTCAAATTTTTATGTTGCCAAGAATCAACCAAAGTTAAAAAAGTTCTTTGATGCTCTAAAACAGATTGCTGGTGACAAAAAGAATATTGTTCAAATCAAAGATGATATTCATGATACAATTCGTTTGATGACATCCAAACAAGGTTTGTTGGGATCAACCAACAAAAATCTTGGTCTTATTCCAATTGCTGGCAAGCCATTGCACATTGGTCATTGGAAGCTTATTGAAAAAGCAGCCAATGAAAATGATCGAGTCATTGTTTATACATCATCTTCTGATAGAATAAAGAAGGGTGAGTTTCCTATAAAGGGCGATGACTTTGTAAAACTATGGAGTGATGTGTTTATTCCATCTTTGCCAAAAAATGTAAAAGTAAAGTTTGTTGATTCTCCTGTTCGAGCTATTATGCATGAACTTGGATGGTTGGAACAAAGATTGACTCAAGACGCAGCGGATATACCAACCATAAATTTGTATTCTGACAAAGATGATGTTGAAATAAACTTCAAAGACGAAGATTTAAAAAAGTATCCAGAGTTGTTGGCTGCTAATAAAATTAAAAAAATTGGTGTTGAAAGAACTACCACAGCGAATGTAAGTGGCACAAAAATGCGTGAATTTTTGATGAACAATGATAAAGAATTATTCTTGAAAAATCTTCCACCGGTCGGCAACAAAGACAAAGAAGAAATTTGGAATACGCTGATAAAAAACAAGCCAGAGCCGGTATCAGAAGTTAATCCATATATAAAATTTGCTGAGGAAGTTATAAATGAAATGGAAAAAGAAATGTTTAATGAAGGTGGTTGGAGATCCACTGCTACACAATTAACTATTATAACTCCAAAAAAAGTATCAAATATTTTGAGTGCAATGGATAAATTTGTATCAGAATTCAATTCATATTCAAATCTTCCTCCAATAGAATCCAATGGACTAGTAGGTTCAGCAATGTATTATAAACAAGATTTGGAAAAAGATGATGTAGAATATGGTGATATAGATATTCAAATTATATTACCAGAAGAAACCAATGATAGAACATCACAACTAGCATCTAATAAAAAATATTCAGAAAAGATTATCCAGTTTATTCAAGAAAAAAAACCAAGTTATATATATCCAAACTTTCAAGACGAAGACTTTGGTACAGGATATTTAATATTCAACGTTGGTGGTGAAAAAATTCAAGTTGATTTGGTTTTGTCGTATAAAGTATCATCGGACTGGACAAAAATTAGAACAACTCCAGAAAAAGGACTAAAAGGATTTGTTACTGGAAATCTATTGAGTGCATTATCCGATGCTCTTAATGTTGTGTTGGGATCAAATACCAATCCGTATGTAAATACTGTGGATGGTAGTGTTGCTTCGTCGCTAATAAAAACAAACTCAAAGCATGTGTTCTTTAATCCAAATCAAGTATTTTTGGATATATTGAAGTTCTATGGCAACCTTGCTGGTGTTTCAAAAATAAATTCATCGGCATTACAAGGCTATTATGGATTGGATGCAAATGATCCATCATTAAAGAAAAAATGCGAAACCGTGGTTGCTTTGAGTAAAGCACTTGATAATAATAGAGCATTTGATAAAGGAGTTGTTGTATCAAAGAATGGAACAACATTTAAATCCAGAGAAGAATTTGTAAAATATGTGCTAGATACATTCATAAAAAATATGAAATCAGCAAGCACTGCAAAAAAATTAGAAAAAGCAGCAACACCAGAAGCTATGAAAAATATTGAAAAGATAAAACGTGACGCAAATCTTGGTATAGAACTAGCCAAGCAACTTATTCGTGAAGAAATTGCATTATTGACCGAGTCTGGTCAATCTGTTGCTGCTATAGATGACAAAACGTCAAAGACCGTAAATGGTCAACCAGCCCAAGCCACCACAAAACTCAGGATTGTTGATCCACAAGGCAAAGACATTCGTTCTGCTGTATCTGGTGATGTGAAAGAACTTGTTTATGCACTAAATAGTAAGGTGGGTTTTTGGAAGAAAAATAATCCATATATTGAAAATGGTTTTGTTTTTAATGGAAGTTCCCAGTATCTAATGAGCGGCGATGAAAAATATAAAGATTTGGCTAAATATAAATCTGGATTTGGTGATGTTGATGTTATTGTTCCAAAAGAAAAGTTGGATGCTATGGAAGCATATTTGGACAGCATTGATGACAAGCAAGTTGAATGGAAAGCAACACCAAAAAATAAAGTAAGCAAGAATTTTTATTATGTTGGTCGTACAAAAAATCAACGTGCCTTGGCCGGTCAAACAGTCACATTGTGGTATTATGCTCCAGTAAAACAGGTTGTTCAAATCGACTTTGAAGGAGATGAAATGACATTGGACCCGCAAGGCTATGAAAAGCCATCTGAATGGAACAAATTCATCAAAGATTCTCCATGGCAAGATTTGATAGCTGGCATCAAAGGATTGGCAGGAGCTATTTTATTACGCGGTTTGACACGAGCAGCAACCGCACTACCAAATGCAGTGTATGTCACCAACTCAACTGCACTCAAGATACAATCTGGTCAGTTGAAGAGTTTGGTTGATGCCAAAGGCAAGAGTGTTGTATCAGTCAATGCTACACATGCTCTACCAGCAGAATATACCCTCAATACAAGCGGTTCTGGTCATGCTGGTGTGCGCAAGGCATATCGTCTTGTAGCCAAGAATATGGACTATCAAGGTAAAAAAGTAGATGTTTATACCGACATTGCTGCCAGTGAAAGCAAACCAGAAGACCGTATCAACAGCGTAAATAAAGTATTTGAATTAATTTTTAAACGCAAGCCAAGTGGTCAAGATATTGAAAATTTCAGAAGTTATGTTGGATTGCTAACACTCATGAAGACTCTACCAAAAGATGTTCAAGTCAAAGCAATGGAAAGAGCCAAGGAAGGTCTTGCTCAAGCCGGATTGGAACCAGCAGAATATGCTCCAATTCAAAAAGCGGCTAAAACTATATTGGGAATATCCATATAATAATATTCTTGGCCAATTATTGTGCGAGTTTCCGCATATATATGTAAAAGGTTATATATGAAACACGCAAAAAATACATCAAACATAGATATAGTTCGCTCATATTTGAATAATGAGCGACCATTTTTACAAGTCGGATATACCGGAGATCATGACAAATATATAATCCGTAAAGAGGGAGAAAAATGGTCCGATTCGAGCGGCAAGCAGTGGATACAAACTGCGACCGGCCCACGCTCTGTTACGCGAGTAATGGATATAATACGAGATGAGGTTGATGATAAATGCTCTTGCTGTGGAAGAGAAATACGATGGGGTACTAAGCAAGACAGAAAGATGTTTCATAAAACCAAAAAATGTCTTGATTGTGTTTCCGAAGAAGAAACGTCTCTTAGAATAAAAGGACAATTTAAATTGTATGAAACTAAAAAAATGATTGAGAACGAAATTTCATATTTAGCCGACATTAAACAAAAACTACGAGAAAGTAAGGATTATCTTGAAAGCGATGATTCAAAAATTCTCACGTGGGCAAACCAAACCGGCATGGTGGAGGAATGGAGCAATGAAGCGAGAGGAGAATTGAAAGAACGTATTCAAAAAGATTGGTCCACTTGCCTTAAAAAAATAAAAACTGCCGAAAAAGAATTGAAAAAAGTGAACGAAAAAATAAATGAAATTTTAAAAGAAAAAAATTGACATAATAAATAAATATCTCAATATACGGTTATGAAGATTCTTTATATAGCACCTCACCTTTCAACCGGTGGATGTCCCCAGTTCTTGCTCAAGAAAATACAAGTTTTACACAAAGATCATGAAATTTATTGTGTTGAATACTCAAATCATGGCGGCTTTACTGTTCAAAGAAACCAAATAAAGGAGATTCTTGGAAACAGATTCATAGAACTTGGTGAAGATAAAATGAATCTTCCGAATATCATAGACCGAATAAATCCGGAAATTGTTCATTTGGAAGAAATGCCAGAATATTTCATGGATGGCAATTTGGCAGTAAAATTGTATGACAAAAACAGAAAATATAAAATAATTGAAACATCCCACGACAGCAGTTTCGACGCAAGAAATAAAACATTTTTCCCTGATAAGATACTGTTCGTAAGCAAGTATCAACTTGAATCTTTGAAATCACTGGATGTAGCAATGGATGTGTGTGAATATCCAATAGTAATTAAGCCAAGAAAGCCTCGGGCGGAAGCGTTGAAGGTACTTGGACTTGACCCAAATAAGAAACATATTATAAATGTTGGATTATTTACTCCAAGAAAAAATCAAGCTGAGATAATTAGGTATGCTAAGATGTTGAAGGACTATCCAGTCCAGTTTCATTTCATCGGCAATCAGGCGGATAATTTTAAGTTTTATTGGGAACCATTGATGAAAGATTTTCCGAGCAATTGTGTGTGGTGGAACGAACGTAAAGATGTTGAAAATTTTTATCAAATTGCGGATCTTTTTCTATTCACTTCGCGAGGAACCATACATGATAAAGAAACAAGTCCTCTTGTGATTAGAGAAGCTATATCGTTCAATGTTACGTCGTTGATATATAATCTACCAGTGTATCTTGGAATGTATGACAAATACGAAAATATAAACTATCTCAATTTTGAAAGTATGCAAGACAACTGCTCAAAAATACTAAACTCTCTGAAAATTAAACCAAACAATATTATGCCAGAATTTATAGAAAAACAAGAAGATATCAAGATAGGATACGACCGTTCGGAAAACAAGATTGAATATCTGTCCAAACACGATATTAAAAATGCAATTGTGTCTGTAAAGGACATAGACTCAAAAACGGTGTTGTATGCAGCACAACATGAAATTTTGAACGCCAATATAACTTATTGGATTATTCCTGTACACAAGAGTTATAGAGATTTTGAAACAGATATTCTTTTTGGTGGAATGACTGTTGAGGTATATAGTGGAGAAAATTTATTACACTCCAAAGATTTCAGAATACGAACTGTCAATGTAGAAAAGCCAGTACTGAAAACAAAGAATAATATCACCCCAACATATAATAACTATATGGAGTTTTTTGTAGACGGTGAATATAATGAATATTTGAAAGGAAAAGAGTTTAATACCGTTGTTGATGTTGGTGCCAACGCTGGTATTTGGGTTGAATATATCAAGTATGTAGCCAAATGCAAAAAGATATATGCAATAGAACCAAACACACAAGCATTAAAAACATTGAGAGATACATATACATCGGATGAATTGACCATAATAGACAAAGCATTGTGTGATAAAGATGGTGAATTGGAGTTTTTCATAGATCCCAGCAATTCTACCATAGGATCAATCAATAAAAATCATCAAAATAGTTTGGTTGTTTCTCACAAAATACAAGGAATTTCATTTCGCACTTTTATCAAGGAAAATAATATTGATCATATAGATTTGATGAAAATGGACATAGAAGGTGGCGAATATCCATTTTTTGATAGCATGCAGAAAGAAGATCTGGATAAAATTGGAACAATATTGGTTGAATATCACATGCAAGGTGGTCAAACCATAGACAAAGAAGTTGCAATATTATTGGCATTGTTGCGCGGGTCTGGATTCAAATACACCATAAAGCATCAACACTCTGGCGGTGGGTTTATAGTTGCAACCAAATAAAATATTATGGCAAACGGAGTATACAGAATAACAGAAGAGTTTGAGGAAAAATTAGCAAAATATACTGGTGCTCCATATGTAGTCACCGTGGATAATCAAAGCAATGCTTTGTTTTTATCATTATATTATCAAAATATAAAAGGACAGTCTATTAGCATTCCTTCCCGCACGTACCCGAGTGTACCATGTGAGATCATACATGCTGGCGGAAAGGTAAACTTTGAACCGGTTGAAGGCAAGACCATCAAGGGTGCATATCAGCTCAAGCCCACGCGCACGTGGGATAGCGCATTGCGCTTTACTGCCAACATGTATATTCCAAATTCGTTCATGTGCATATCTTTTACCGGTCCATATAAGCACTTCAAATTAAGCAAGGGTGGTGCTATTCTTACAGACGATCTTCATGCATATCATTGGTTTAAGCGTGCCAGATACAGCGGCAGAAGAGAATGTTCATATCATGATGACAATCTGGATATGCTAGGTTGGAATTTTTATATGATGCCAGAATTGGCAGCGCGTGGAGTTCTTCTTATGAATCAATTTTATAACATGGATGGTACACCAAAGCATAATGAAGATTTGGAGCTACCATATCCAGACTTATCCAAATTTGATGTGTATAAGCAATGATTAGAAAATTCCAAAACTATACAGAGGATGAAATGAATGAGTCTGGTATGACTTTTGGCAAAAATGTATATATTGCCAATGATGTCATCATTCATAATGCCCAGAATATAATCATAGGAGACAATGTTCGCATAGATACTCAATGTGTATTGATTGCTGGAAAAAATCACAAAATAAAAATTGGAAATAGCGTACATATTTCGGCAGGATGTTATTTTTATGGCAATTCCGGAAATATAACTCTGGGAGATTGTTGTTGCACTTCCGGTCGCTGCATTCTTTATACAGCAAATGATGATTATACAGACGGCTATATGGCCAATTCTGTGATAGATGATAAGTACAAAAAGGTGGTTACTGGAAACATAGAGTTAAAAAAACATGCGTTGGTTGGATGTTATACAGTAATACTTCCAAATGTTGTTTTGGAGCATGCCACGTCTGTGGGCGCACACTCGCTGATTACAAAGTCTACTTCTCATTTTGATGTTGTGGCGGGTTGCCCAGCTAAATTTATAAAGAAAAGAAAAAATGTTTATTTGACAGATGTATAAAGGAAAAAAAGTAATACTTACTACGACAGCGTGCAAAAGAATAAATCTTCTTAAAGTCGCAATACAAAGTTTTGGTATATTCTGCCAAGATAAGAATATAATAGATGAAATACACTATTATGACGACTCTTCGCAGCCACACGAAAGATCAACGGCGATTGAGTATTATCATAAGCATATACCAAGTGCCAATTTGATATTCAGATTTTTTGAGAAGGAGACATTTCCAGACAACTATAGACATGCGAGAGTATTGAACTTCTGGAGAAATGGTATAGAAAGTTCAAATGCCGATTATGTATTTCATCTGGAAGATGATCATCAGTTTTATAATATGTTTAATATAGGTGAAGCTATAGATATTATGGAACAATATCCAGAGTATGCTTATATGGGCTATTGTCAAAGTTGGAAAAATTTTCCAGTTGATATGATGCCAAAGAAAATAATAGGGAACTTTTGGGAGACGATTTATCTTGACAACAGGCCAATGAATGATTTATTATTCTTGGATGATGTTATGGCTATGCATACTGGACTAGATTGGTGGATGTATTATATTAATTGGCCGTATTTTTCTTTGCGGCCTGGAGTACATCATGTCAAGAAGCTACTATCCGTAGGAGATTTTTCCACAACATATGACCGTGAAAAAACCAGCGTTGAGTTGGAGTTTGCCATACGATGGAAAAATATGGGGTACAAAAGCATGATGTGCAAGTATTTTACTTCTCTACACACTGGTCAAGATCCAGAACTTAGCGCATACAAAATCAACAACTCAGCAAGATGAACGAACAAACATTTCAAAATATATGGACAGAATGCCTTGGGTTCAATATTGAACAAAAGCCAGAAGAATATAAACAGCTGCTTTCACTGCTTGATGATAGAAAGAACAAGCGTTATGCTCTTGAAATAGGCTCAAATTATGGCGGAACCACTGCTGGATTTTGTCAGTTATTTGATACGGTAATAACAATAGACATCAAACACCATATCAATTTTGATAGACTTAAACAGAAGCATCCCACATACCAATATATTATTTCGGATTCTAAGAGCAATGATACATTGGAATATATCAAAAGTCTTGGAATTAAATTTGATTTCATCTTTATTGATGGCGACCATTCATACAATGGGGCAAAAAATGATTATGACAAATATAAGCAATTTTTGGCATATGATGGGCATATAGGATTTCATGACATCATCTCAAGCGACCTTAATCGCCAATACGACATAAATGTGGACATTCTTTGGAAAGAAATAAAAGACACATACAACGATGTTCACGAATTTGTGGCTACATCAAAACACTCTGATTATAGCAGGCAGAATGAATTTCATGAAATAGTTGGAAAAAACGATTATTCTCAATGGGGAGGTATTGGAGTATTAAAAAATACACCAATTGGAGTTTTTTCTCATAACTATCTTACCAATCATTGGTATGACATTGTTAATAGCCAGCTTTTAAAACTGAGCAATTCTGGTCTATACAAGCGAGCGGACAAAATTGTTTATGGAGTCAATGTTGATAAGGATGACGTATATCGTAGTTTTATTGGGCTGTTGGACAAATATGATATAGACAGAAAGATAGAAGTATATCGTTATACAAAAAACATGTATGAGTTTCCCACACTTATTCATCTACAGAATTATTGCGCCAACAATCCAAATGCATCCGTAGTGTATTATCACGCAAAAGGAACATCTCGCTCGTATGATCGCAACATAGAGTCTTGGAGAGAATGTCTTGAATATTTTAACATAGAACAATGGAAAAAATGTCACACTGAAATTATTACAGGAAAACACGATGTGTGTGGAGCATTGCATGTTGATAAATTTGAGTTTTTGGATAAAGTACTTACAAACTATTATTCTGGCAATTTCTGGTGGGCAAGTGCAAAGTATATAAATACACTTGACAATATCACCGCAAAAATGATAGAAGTAAATATGGAAAGAGCCGAAGCTGAAAGATGGCTAGGTAGAAAACCACATCGCTGGGCCAGCCTATATAATGAAAATGTATCGGATTGGTATATGCATTACTTTGATCCAAAATTATATAAACGACCATGAAACTATCCGTCATAATCACATCATATAAGTTTAAAGATTTCATTTCACAATGTATTGATAGTATATTGTCACAAAAAACCGACTTTGGATTTGAAGTGTTGATCAGAGATGACGGCACAAATGATGGTACATTTGAATTGTTAAATGAGAAATACAAAGCAAATACCAATGTCAGAATATTGGACTCTTCCACGAATGTGGGTGCAGTCGAAAATCTTCTTATATTGGTCAATGAAGCCAAGGGTAAATATATCGCACATATAGATGGCGACGATTATCTCACAGACGATGGATATTATCAGCGTTCTATTAATTATTTGGATGAAAATCCATCATATGCCTTATACTGCTCCGGTTGTAGATATCTTGAAAATGGAGTTGTGTCGCCCGAAAACCATTGGATAGTGAGTGCCAAACCAGATATTGAGTTAAAAGATTTACTTGTTGAAAACTATGTGTCATTTGCGCGAGTATTTAAAAAAACGGAATTCAGAAGAGAGATATTCAAAGACATTATATATCCCGACTGGGTTTTTAACTTTGAAATATTAAAATACGGTAAAGGTTATTGCGATGTCAATCATTGCGCGGGAATGTATAGAATACATAAAAATGGAATGTTTTCTATGACGCCAGCCGAAGAAAAGTTGGAAAATAAAAATATTATTAAATCGGAGTTGAAAAAAAGATATGCAAGATTTCAACACAAGGTTATTACCATAGTTGATAGTTTTGTATACAACGACTCAATTAGATCCAAATTATTGAATACAATAAATTGGATGAAAGAAGATGGTCACGAAGTATTGCTTGTATCCAATACCATGGTAGACAAGGAGATTTTAAAATATGTAAAGTTTTATTTGTATGATAGTCGCAATCAACTATTTCAAGAAAAGTATGACGATGTTGGTATTGTAGATTTTTGGAAATCTCTCGCCGATGGATTTTATATACACGACGTTGTTCCAGTATTACAAAAGCACGGACTGTCTGTGATGATAAATCTTTTTAATGCATTATTATACGCAAAGTCGCAAGGATATACACATTTTCAAAGATTTGAAGTTGATGATCTATTTGGAGAAAAATCGAGAGAATATATAAAGCAGGTTCCATATGTGTGCGCAAATGAAAATAAACACGGGTTGTTCTATTACAACGAAGGTAATAATCCACCGGATATGTCGTTTCATTATTTTTATTGCAACATAGATGAATTTTTATCCAAAGTTCCGAGATTATCCAACGAGCAAGATTATGTAAATTATCTAAGACAATATCACGATGACAATAAGTTCCGTATAGTTGAGGTTTATGTATATGAAAGTTTAAAAAGAAATAATGACTCAAAGTTTTTAATAAAGTTTGATGAAAATGCCATGACATTGGACTTTCCAGACACACGTTGGAATACAGAAACATCTATCAGCAGTTTTGATCCCAAATACGGAAAGTGTACTACTCGACTTTATTATATCAACGAACACAATAAAGAAACTAATACATTCAATCGCGGATCATCGTATGCCGTTTACACGCACTCATATCACTCCGGATCTACGTTTAGAAAAATAGTTGTAGAAAAGATTGATGGTGGAAAATACGAATTTATTCACAATACAGAAGTAGCGAATGGCTGGGCGTGGAATGAAGTTTTTTCGGATGTTAAATCCATTTCTGTATATGAAGATGATAAGTTTTTATATAGAGAGCATGTTGCGGATTGTATATCATATATCAATCTAATAAGAAAATGATAAGTTTTTGATTGAAATTGGGTCAAATAAGTTTCATCATGATAAATTAGAAATATTTGCAGATTCAAATAAAAGTTTTATAAAATTAAAATAATATGAAAGTAATTAATGTAAATCCTGGCATACTTCCTATTCCACCAAATGGTTGGGGCGCTGTTGAAAAGATAATTTGGGACTATCACCAAGAAATTTTAAAAGTTGGCATTCGCAGCGAAATCAAATATCTCGATGATATAAAATATGACGAAAGTATGGTTGTTCATGTGCACGTCGCCAATTTGGCAATTATATGCCATGAGCGCGGCATTCCTTATATTTTTAGTATTCATGATCATCATGCATATTTGTATGGTAAAGATTCCGATGTATTTAGAAAAAATTTACAAGCAATTGAAAACAGCGTATTTTCATTGTCGCCTTGCAAATATCTTATTCCATATTTTGGAAGCAAGAAGCTTCGTTACTTCAGTCACGCTGTTAACACGGACATATTTAAGTTCAATGGTCATCAGAGACGACATGTGCCAAGACTGTTGTGTGTTGCAAATAACGGATATGCATATGATCAAAGCATAGACCGAAAAGGTTTCAAAATAGCTATTGAGTCGGCAATGAAACTGGCGTTGCCTATTACTATAGCCGGACCCAGCAACAACAAGAATTTTTTTAAAACAATGTCTCCGGAAATTAACGGATATACAGGTCTCACAAAGTTATTCGACCTTGATGAAAAATGGCTTGTTGATCTTTATAACGAAAATGACATATTCCTCCATTTTTCAGAATTAGAGGCCGGACATCCAAACCTAACACTGCTTGAGGCAATGTCATGCGGTTTGCCGATTGTTGGTACGTTCGAGGACGCATCGTATAAAGGAATGTATGTGACTGATAGAAATCTTGATAATGCAGTCGCCGGAATAAAAACTGTAGTGGGTAGTTTTGACCAATATCAACAGGATGCTTTAAATACTGCAAATTCCAATTCATATGGAATCAGAGTAAATGAACTTGCAAAATTGTATAGTGAATATCGCGAACAGATATTTGCCAATGGAATAATAAATCATTATCAAACTTCTCAACAAACACTAAAAGAACCAAAAAATAAAATAAATATATCGTTTTTGCGTGGACCAAAAGTAGAAATACTTGGACCAGTCAATAAAAAATATAAAGTCAAGTTTTATGATATGGATACAAATAGTGTCATATACGAAACGACACTCAGAAATAATATGTGGTCCGTTTCAAATAAAAGATATTTTGTAAAATGGAAAATTGAAGTTTATGAAGTTGTGAATGAAAATTGGGAAATGCTTATTGAAACCCGCGTTTTGGATTTAGCTAAAAAGTCGATAAAAGTGGTATTTGATACCAATAGCTTGGGAGATATTATTTCATATATTGGCACAACCGATGCCTTCCAGAAAAAACACAATTGCGAACTTACGTGTGTTGTTTTTAATACGGAACTAGTTGAATTATTCAGCAAAAATTACAAAAATATAAAGTTCTCAAGAACAAACGACGGCGATGACAATTATTACTCCACGTATTATATTGGTTATTATGATCAAGAAAATTGGGACGGTAATATGAAAAAAAATCCAAAGCATTTATCACTTGCGTTGGTGGCGGCAAATATACTGGGATTGCCAGAGGTGGAAATTCCACCATCTTTGAATATAAACCCTTTGAAGCATAATAAAAAATATGTATGTATTGCAACACAAAGCACCACACAGGCAAAATATTGGAACAATCCAAATGGCTGGAACCTTGTTGTGGATTATATCAAATCCAAAGGATATGAAGTGTGGTGCATAGATTTACACAACAGTTTTGGGTCTGGTGGTAAAATGAATTATATGCCAGCGGGTGCCATCGATAAGACTGGAAAATTCCCGTTGGAAGAAAGAATGTCTCAGGTTGCGGGTGCGGAGTTTTTTATTGGACTTGGATCTGGATTATCTTGGCTGGCATGGGGAGTTCATCAAAAAGTTATACTTATCAGTGGATTTAGCGAGGAGTTTGCCGAATTCAAAAATCCTTATAGAGTTATCAATAAAAACGTATGTCATGGATGTTGGAATGATGCAAGTTGTATATTTGACAAATCCGATTGGAACTGGTGCCCCAGAAATAAAGATTTTGAATGTACTAAAGAGATATATCCAGAGGATGTTATAAAAATGATAGACAAAATAATTTGATACGCAATATATATAGGATATGGAATTGCAGCAGTTTATACCGTCAGATCAAATTATTTTAGCTATTGCCGAAAAAGTTAAAAAAAAATTTCCGTCCTCAAATGGCAAGTGTGAATTTATGTCGCAAGAACTGGTTTCTGATTTGAATAAAAAAGGAATACGATCCAATCATGTAATGGGAATATTCACACTTGATGAACCCGGTGCATGGAAATACAGATCAGAAGAGGATGAAGAATTTGATGAGTATCAAGTTAATCATGATTGGGTAAATGTGGAAGGAAAAATATTAGACATATCCGCCGATCAATTTAAAAAGTACGTAAATCAAAATATACCAAATGTAGTATATATAAGATACTCAGATCCATTATATAAATATTACACGGAGATGGGTTATGTCTGAGTCTAGCACTCAAAATTTAAAGGACATAATCAAGATAGAATATGTCAAGTGCTTGAAAGATCCGATATACTTCATGAAGAAGTATGTGAAAATTCAACATCCTATTCGCGGCACACTGCCATTTCTTACTTATCTATTTCAAGACAAAACTTTGTCTGACTTGATCAAGTATGATCAAAACATTATTCTCAAAAGTCGTCAGATGGGTATTACTACACTGGTTGCTGCGTATTCATTGTGGCTCATGACGTTTCATGAAAACAAAGAAATCATTTGTTTAAGTATCACGCAAGAAACATCCAAATCAATTGTAACCAAGGTTCGTTTTGCCAATGACAATCTACCAAGTTGGTTGAAACTGAAAGAATCAGAAGACAATCGACTGTCATTGAAACTATCCAACGGTTCAAAGATTGTTGCTATTTCATCGGCAGGTACAGCCGGTCGTTCAGGTGCCGCATCTTTGTTGATAATCGACGAAGCCGCGTTCATCGACAATATTGACGAAATATGGTTGTCTTCTCAATACACTTTGGCTACTGGTGGTAAAGCGGTTGTGCTATCTACACCAAATGGCGTAGGTAATTGGTTTCACAAAATGTGGACAGAAAGCGAATCTGGACTAAACAACATGAATCGTATCAGTTTGCCTTGGCATCATCATCCAGAACGCAACCAAAAATGGCGTGACGATCAAACAAAGTTGTCTGGAGAAAAAGGTGCAGCACAAGAATGCGATTGTGAATTTAGCACATCAGGTAATACCGTTATTGATATTTCACTACTTCAATGGTATGAAAAAAATCACGCAATTGATCCAATAGAAAAGCGTGGAATCGACAAAGGTTATTGGATATTCAAGTATCCAGTTGCCGGTAAATCATATATGGTTAGTGCGGACGTTGCTCGTGGAGATGCGTCGGACTTTAGTGCCGCCCAGATATTTGATATAGAAACAATGGAACAAGTTGCAGAATATAAAGGAAAAATTCCAACAAAGGAATATGCCAGAGCATTGATGACGATGGCAACCGAGTACAACAACGCGCTACTTGTTATAGAAAATGCCAATGTTGGATGGGCTGTGATACAAGAAGTGTTAGATAATAATTATCCAAACTTATTTTATAGTTCTTCAGATTTGCAATATGTCGATGTAGAAACGCAAATGACCAACAAAATAAACGCGTTGGAGAAAAAAATGACTCCCGGATTTACGACATCAAATAAAACCAGACCACTTGTTATATCAAAGTTAGAAAGTTATTTTAGAAATAAAGAAGTTATCGTACACAGCAAGCGTCTTATTGAGGAACTTCAGGTCTTTATATGGAAGTCTGGTGCTGTTTCCGCAAAAGCCGAAGCAATGGACGGATATAATGACGATCTTGTAATGGCAATTGGAATTGGATTGTGGATCAGAGATGTTGCATTGCGTCTCAGAAAAGAATCAAATGCCGCAACCATGGCAATTGTTGATCGAATAGGCACCAGCCAAGCGCAACAGGCATACAATAACATAAAGCTTATAAATGCAGGAAAAAGTGTCAATCCATTTGGAGTATACAACAATCCGTGGCAAATGCATATTGGCGGACCCAGTATTCATGGTTCAAAGGCAGAAGATCTCACATGGTTATTGCATTAATATATTTTTATAAAATATAATGGCTTTATATTTATACTTTATGCTCTCATATATATAGACTATGGCAAACACAAAAGATTTATTTGGTAGACTGAAGAAAATGTTCAGCACGGACGTTATCGTTCGTAATGTGGGTGGCAAGAAGCTTAAGATAATAGATACCGATGAAATTCAGTATGCAACGGATAGGAATAGTTTGCGTGATCGTTTTAATAGATTAAGAAGCAGTACATACAATTTGCATAATCGCGATATGTCTATGGCATATCAAGCAAGTCGTTTGGAACTGTTCAGAGATTATGATGTTATGGACATGGACCCAATCATTGCTTCTGCATTGGACATTTACTCAGATGAGTGCCTCGTCCCGTCAGAATATGGCAAAGTTCTCACCATTAAATCTAATAATGAAAATATTAAAAAGATTTTAGAAAATTTGTTTTATGATATTTTGAATGTTGAATTCAACATGTGGAGTTGGACAAGAAACATGTGTAAGTATGGAGATTTTTTCTTGAGGTTGGAAATATCACCAGAATATGGTGTATTTCTTGTACATCCAATCAGTCCATATGAATTGACTCGCATTGAAGGTAGCGATCCAAAAAATCTAAACTATGTCAAATATCAACATGATGGTATGGGTGGTGGCATGGAATATGAAAACTTTGAAATTGCTCATTTTAGATTATTGAGCGATAGTAATTTCTTACCATATGGTAAGAGTATGATTGAGCCAGCACGTCGTGTGTGGAAGCAATTGAGCCTCATGGAAGATGCCATGTTGATTCATCGTATCATGCGTGCGCCAGAAAAGCGTATTTTTTCCATAGACGTAGGTAATATTCCACCGGCGGATATTGATGCCACGATGCAAAAAATAATGGGACAGGTAAAAAAGATGCCGTATATTGACGAGAGAACTGGAGATTATAATCTTCGTTTCAATTTAAACAACATGGTTGAAGATTTTTATCTACCGGTTCGTGGCAGCGACAGTGGAACAAAAATCGATACATTGCCAGGTATGGAATTTACTGGTATAGATGACTTGGAATATGTTCGTAATAAAATGATGGCGGCGCTAAAGATTCCAAAGGCGTTTCTGGGATATGAAGAAGGATTATCTGGCAAAGCCACGTTGGCTGCTGAAGATGTTCGATTCTCACGCACCATTGGTCGTATACAGCGCATTTTAGTTTCAGAACTTACTAAAATTGCCATTGTACATTTGTATGTACAAGGATATCAAGATTCATCGCTTGTTGATTTTGAACTAGAACTAAGTAATCCATCCACAATTTTTGAACAAGAAAAGTTGGAGATTTGGAAAAATAAAATTAATCTGTCCACGGACATGATGGAAAGTACCATGTTTAGTAGAAATTGGATATATGAAAATGTATTCAAACTGTCTGAGGATGAGATTGAATATATCAAAAAAGATGTTGTGCAGGATAAAAAAGATATTTGGAGATTTAAACAAATTGAGGAAGAAGGAAGTGATCCAGCATTTGCCTCAAGTGAAGAAGGTGGTGGGGGTGACGGTGGAGATATGGGCGGTGGGGGTGGTGAACTTCCAGACCTCGGCGGTGGTGAAGACTCTGGTGGTGGAGGTGGAGACTCTGGCGGCGAAAACGCTGGTGGTGAAGAAGCCGGTGGTTTGCCACCTTTGGAAGAAGAAAAGAACGCAGATGAACCAGTTCTGGACGAAGAAACTCGCAAAGAGCGCGAACTCGGAATTCGTCCAAGTCAGGACGGAAAAAAAGAAGAATATAGTGACACATTCACAAAAACACGCGGCGAAGATATTCTTGGCAACGGACAAAACAAAGAAAAGTCTAAATCTGATCGCAGAGCGACTCATATATATAGAGGAGGCGCTTTGAGCATGGACGAAGATTTGAAACGTATAAAAAAGTCATTGATGGACAAGTATAATAATAAAAACAAGAAAATAATAACCGAAAAAAAATCTATTATGGATGAGTCTAATATAATTGATGATGATAAACCACTCTAAAATATGAGTTTTTATTACCCACACACATATTTATAAATAATAAAACCGTATGAAGAAGCTGAAACACTCTAAGTATAAGAATGCCGGAATACTATTTGAACTGTTGGTGCGTCAAGTAACCGCCGACATTCTAAATGGTCAGGAAGATTCAAAAGCTAATGCAATATTGCGTGATTATTTTTCAGAATCTACTGAACTTGGTAGAGAAAATAGATTATATCGTATTATAATGGAAGATAGGACCAAGGATCAAACTTCTGCTGATAGACTACTTGAACAAATTATTCGCACCAGAACAAAGTTGGATGAACGCGCATTAAATTTACAAAAGTATAATTTGATAAAAGAAATTCGTGAAAACTATCCATTGGATGATTTTCTCAAAGGCAGTATTTCAAACTATAAATTGCTTGCTAGTATTTATAAAGTATTTGAAGAAAGTGTAAATTCGGTTGATTGTGATCCTCGTGAAATTTTTAAAGCTCGTACATGTATTGTAGAAAGTATTGCTGCACCAAAAACACCAACTCGTTTGGTTAGTGAAGATGAAAAGAAAGATTTGGTCAAAGTATATCAGCAACAAAATGAAGATGTTCGTTTGCTTGCTTATAAATTGCTTGTTGATTCATTCAATGAAAAATATAAAGGATTGGATGAAAAGCAAAAAATTCTTATTCGTGAATATATCAATAATATCAGCAACACAAACTCGTTGCGTCAATATATCAACAATGAAGTTCCGATTGTTCGCAAAGAAATCAATGAACTCAAATCATATGTGAGCAATGATGTTGTTCGCATCAAATTGGATGAAACATTGAATCAATTGGATAAAATATCCAAGGGTACCTTAGTCAAAGAAAATCAAATTATGGCTCTAATGTTGAGCTATGAACTTGTAAAAGAACTAAAAAACCTAAAATAAAATTTATGACAAAATCACAACTAAAACAACTAATCAATGAAGTGATTTCGGAAATGATGCCGTATATTCCACGTAAACCAGGTCCGGAAGAGTATGCTATAGCTGTTCCCAAGGTTCATGCTAAAAAAGCATTTGAAATGATTCAAAAGTTATCCAAGAACAAAAAGTATGGATTGACTGATCCGTATCTAAATGACGATTCGGTTCGTGCTGACAAGCTGGATAGAAAAAACTGGGTAGATATAGACTTAATGATAATGGTTCCCGGTGGCATTGATATTGAAGATGTTGTCGAATTGTTGGAAAAAAACGGAATTCAAACACAATAATATGAAAAAGTCGGAACTAAAACAACTAATCAGAGAAACAATAAATGAAGCCACACAACCACAAAAGGTTGTTGGAAAATACATTTATTTTGTTGATTCTAAAGAGTTGTATAGTATGAATCCATATAAACTTGTTGCAAATCGTTGTGACATATCAGTAGCAAATAATTGGACAAAAGCA